GACCTATTCATTATGACACCAGCAGGTATTTCATATATCAAACCTGAGGATAGAACAAGTTCATTTATTATCTATACTGATATTGATATGAGTGTAAGAGAATTTAGACTATCAAAAAGAGATATGCCAGGTGATACATTAACAAGAAGAATTGAAGCAGATGAGTTGGACTTTACGAACTTCAATGATTATGATTTAAGAATAACAAACGAAGATTTTTAAAATGAAAAACTTAGATAACTATTTAAACAAGATTACCACAGGTGATTGTCGTGAAGTAATGAGAGAAATGCCGGCAAACTCAATTGACCTTATGGTTACATCTCCACCATACGGAGTTGGAATTGCATACGATTCATTTGACGATGATATAAACTTTGAAGCGTATAAAGAGTTTTCAAGAGAATGGTTATCAGAAGCATTTAGAGTTTTAAAACCTGACGGTAGATTGGCATTGAACATTCCATACGAAATTAACAGACAAGAAAAAGGTGGAAGAATCTTTATGGTTGCAGAACTTTGGAACATCTTGGCAAGTATTGGTTATAAGTTTTACGGTGTTGTGGATTTAGAAGAGTCATCACCTCACAGAAGTAAGACAACAGCGTGGGGTAGTTGGATGAGTCCATCATCGCCATACATTTATAACCCAAAGGAATGTGTGTTGTTATGTTACAAACAGTTGTCAAAAAAACAAACCAAAGGTACACCACAATGGAAGTCATGGGTTGAACAAGTTGAAGATAAAAACAATCCTGAATTGTTTGTAAACAAAAAAATGTATGAGAAATCTGACAAAGATGATTTTATCAGTTTGGTTTATGGACAATGGAACTACTTTGCAGATACTAGACAACAAACCAAAGCAACTTTTTCAATGGACATCCCTGTAAGAGCAATGAAGATTTTGTCTTACAAAGAAGATATCGTTATGGACCCTTTCATGGGCTCAGGAACATCAGCAGTCGCTGCTGAATTTGTCGGAAGAAATTGGGTAGGAGTTGAATTAAGTGAAAATTATACAGAGGTTGCAAACAAACGACTTTTAGAGTACCGAGCCAAGTTACTACAAACAAAACTTGAATTGGAAGAGGTTAGTAAATTCTAACCTCTTTTTTTTGTTTCCGTATATTTATATTAAAAGTTAATATGGAAAATACGTCAGAAATAGTAGCAGGTCTACAAGAATTACAAAATCAAGTTAAATATTTTCACTGGCAAACTAAATCATATGCTCAACACCAAGCTTTGGGTAGAGTATTTGATTCAATTACTGAGTTAATAGATACGTTTGTTGAAACGTTAATGGGTAAATACGGTAGACCATCAACCAAAGGTCAGAAATTTGAAATGTTTGATTTGGAAGATGTTAATATTGAAGAGTGGACTGGTGGTGTTTGTGATTTATTAATTTCATTTAGTGATGTATTAGATGATGTACAAGATACTGACCTTTTAAATGTCAGAGACGAAATGTTACAAGAATTCAACCAATTAAAGTATTTATTAACATTAAAAGAAAATATGAAAAAGAAAAAAGTTATCAAATTAACAGAAAACGATTTATATAGAATTGTTAAAAGAGTTATCAGCGAACAACCTGATAAGAACATTAAACACCCATCACCTGAAGAAATTGCAAAAGGTAAAAAAACAGGTTGTTATGAGGTAAATTCAGGTGACCAACTTATGAAAATTGCAAAGGCTTTTGGTGTTACAGTTGATGATATTGTTCAGTTAAATGGATTCCCAAGTAGTGGACAGGAAATTTATCCAGGACAAAAAATTAAAGTGCAAAACACTACTAAATTTATTGGTTGTTAATTTTTAACTAATGGCTAAAACTATCATCAGAGAATCAGGAATTCGTGATATCAACGCACTTGCAAAAAGATATCCAAAAGCAGAGATTTACTTTCATCAAGATTTGGATGGGGTAACAACTGCATTGGCAATGAAAAAATATCTTGAGGACAATGGCATTAATGTCGTAGATGCTCACATAATTCAATATGGTGATAAGGAGTTCGCAGTTAAAAAGAATGACGCCACAGGTGATGTAATGCCTGTTCTTGTTGATTTTGCACATGGTAAACCAATGTTCAAAATCCACACTGACCACCACGACAAACAAGTGGGAACAGGTTATACAAGTTCAACGTCATTTAGAGAATCACCTTCCAACGTGGCAACAATTTCACAAGTTGTTTCACCAAGAGAAATATTTTCAGATAGTGATATTAGAATCATATCTACGGTTGATGCTGCCAAGTTTACACAAGCAGGTTTAAAACCAAAAGATGTTATGAATTTCTTATTCAGAATGGATACTGAAAAAGAATTAAGTAAAAATAAATTTGCAATGGGATTGGTTTGTAATAAGTTATTATTGGCTTATAAAAACAAACCAGGTTTCTTGGAAGAATTGGTAATGAAGGCACAACCATCATTGACAAGTATTCTAACTAACATTAAAAGAATTGCAAAAGAAAAGAATTTTGCCACACCAGAAATGATGGCGAAAAACCAAGAAGATTATGTTAAGGCACAAAAAAGTAGTCCTAATGTAAAATTTGAAGATGGGATTATTATTCAATACGGAGGAGGTAGTATGTTCAAACCAGGTTCATACGATAGATACACGCCATTTGAAAATTATCCTGAAGCCGACTTTATTGTTATTGCTTGGCCAATGGGATTGGTACAAGCATCATGTAACCCATATAAAGAAGACAGAGCTCTTAAAGGTGTAAACTTAGGTGAGATGAAAGATGTTATTGTAAACGGTCTTAAATCGTGGGGCAGTGATAAAATTATTCCTTTATCTACAATCAAATGGGTTAGTGAATCATCAAGAGATTTTGGTTCAGAATCAGTAGGATTTACAAGTACTGACTTAAAAGCGTTTTATGGTGACAAATTTAAAGCTATTGATGGTGGTGAAAAATACTTGGATATGTTAATGACATTGATGGATATGTCATATGATGAATTAACAGAAGAACAATTAAAAGTATTAGATAAATTTGGTGTTCCAATTGGTGAATTGATTGATGAAAATTCAGGTGGACACAAATGTATTACAAACATTTCTGGGTTAAACTATTACGGTAGAAGTAGAAGAAAACCAAGAAGTAAAGGTGGATACGACAGAGGTGAAGACGATGCACCATACGTTGCGTTAACTAAGAACATTCAGAAAAAATTTGTTGATTTGTTAAAGAGAGAGATTAATACGAAATCTTAATCTTTTGACCTTCTTCAATACCACAATCATCACAAGTACCACCCGCTAATTCCAAAACATATTTACCATTACCTGGGTAATGTTCACAATCATTTGATGAACACGGTGGACAATTCTTTTGAATACTTTGTATTGTCATATCATCATTGATGAAAACTATATCCAATGGGATTATACAATTTTTCATCCAAAAACTTTGTTCTTCATTGTTACCCATCATAAATAACATTCCGTTAAAATCCGAATTGAATTTTTGTCCCATCATTCCTTTTTGAATTGTCTCAGGACTGACACAAACTCTGACTTTAAACATGTTATCATTTACAAATACATTCATACTTACTATAAATATATTACTATGAAAGAATATGCTGGTATTGTAGTTAGAGCCAATAATAAGTGTTTAATGTGTAAAAGGGCATCGTTCCATAATTTCCTACCTAACGTATGGTCAATACCTTCAGGACACGTAGAAGAGGGGGAAACACCAAAAGATGGGGCAATACGTGAATTTGTTGAAGAAACAAATATGGAGGTAAAAAATCTTAAATACGTTTCAGCGATTATTAATAATGATGAAGATGGTAATCCTGAAAGTAAGATGTATGTTTTTGTTATGAACTCTTCTGATGAAGAACTACCTGACTTAAAAAGAGCCGTAGATGGTAAAGAACACACTGAATGTGGTTACTTTTCAAAGGATGAATTACCACCAACAACAGACAAATTAAAAAAAGTTTTGGAAATTTTGTTAATGTAAGTTGACTTTTCAAAAATAAAGGCATATTTATTTATCACAATCCCAAAAAGATTTATTAAAATAAGTTTTTTAAAGTACTTGATTAACTCAAAAACTTTACTTAACTTTGTAGTCCCATTAGGGAAACGTTCTTTAAATTATGAGTATGTCCAATTCAGGACAAAAAATGGACCCCTCCATTTTAACGTACTGAATTGATAACAGACATAATTCGGCGGTTTAGCGTCGATACAAGATAACCCCAGTAATGGGACTATAGGGGAGAAAGTACTCAACGGTACAAATATCTCGGTGTCACGAAAGTGGCTCACAACTAAACAAATTACCTACAAATGATTTCTTATGGGCAACAGCTGAGAGAAGTTATTTATTCTGACCACGTGAGGTGTCAGGGTTGAGATGGAGACATCAATAGGAAAAGGTAAAGGGAATGGTTCGACTCCGCCGCCAAGTGGATGTAGGGCTAGGTCTCCAATTTATCACAGGTATCCAAGTGGTAACACAACGATATCAAGATAAGTCGTAGTCTTGGCGGATTACAGAAAGGTGAGTGGTATTTCCTTCTTCAAAAGAGAAGCTATCCACCTCAGAGCTCATCTTTCATCACACTCACTATGTTGATTTATTATGAAAAATAAACTACAGAAAAGGAAAAGCCTCTGAGCGGTTAAACTGAAAGTCACCTAATTCCTTGGGTAGAAATACCAACAAGGAAATTGACAGGACCCCAAGTCCTTCAGTTTTGACTAAGAAAGTCCTAGTACCTGGGCACGGGTTTAGGGAGTCCGCAAGATTCCATAGAGACAAGTAATAGTTGAGTAAGTTTAACCGAAACGATTGATTGACGTAAACAATCGGTGATGACTTGATACTGATGGCAACATTAGTGGATACGAGAGGAAACCTTAGTCGGGTATAATCTCTACAAAAGACAGGTCAACTAAACGAGTAATCTCATCGTTTTAGCCAAGAACCCCTTCAAGGATAGCATCCTTGAACCGACTTTAATTAAAGTTTCAAACCTAACCCCACGATAAACCAATTTCGTGGGGTTTTTTATTTGGTATTATCAAAAGTTTATATTATCTTTGTTGTATGAATTACCAATTAAGAATGTTCCACCCACAGTATGGCGAGTTGACAACACCAACATTTACAGATACAGTTCAGTTCAGAATCTTTTGCAAGATGGTACAGGGTTGTTTGGCATTGAAACAAGACCTAACTACATATGACGCTCAGGATTTGTTCATTCACATTCCATTTAAGGTTTTGACTGAGTGTGTAATTGTATCAGGGGTAAAAGAGCCAATGATGACTTTGGCAGAATATGCTAAAGAAAAATCAAAAGTTGTTAGTCAATAACAAATGGTTTCATATTAGTTCGTTGAAATCCAGGTTCAATCATACCAACAAATTGACTGTCACCGTAGTCACTATCTTCTGCTTGTGGGTCATGTGACCAAAAATTTATACGTAAATCCTCTGAAATTTTATCTGCTAGTTCATCGTTACTGGCATAAAAATCAATAGTGTATGTTGTATATTCGGTTTGTAATCTTTCTTCGGTCCAACGACATTCATATGGAAATAATCTTGTAATTGGTGTTGAAGTGGTAATAGTTTTTCCCATGTTTTCATAAGCACAAAGAATGTATTGAAAAAATGACGATTCATTATGACCACCTGGTAAATTTAAGTAACGTAAAAGAGAGTTAAAGTGTGGCATTTTAATATCCATATGTGTAAAATTATTATAACTGTCTTTTGCCTCTTGTAATTCATCAGGGTCATAATTGTCTAAAATGTAATCAACAATAAAAACTTCTTTTTCAGTTAAAGTTGATGGACCATTTGTTGATTCAACTAATGACACTAAAGATAACGGCTTAACTTTTCTTTCTCTATTAACCAATTTAAATTGGTCTGTATTATTTAATTGAAAATTTTGATTTGTAAAAATATCTCTACCAACCCAAGAGCCATCAATCTTTTCAACCAATTTTAAAACTCTGGAACCTTTTGATTCACAGAATAACACATCATTTTTTCTTAAATTTTGGTATCTCATAATATTATTCAATAACTAATGGTTTACGGTATTCACTCAATCCAACTTCTTGAATTTCTATATCTGACATTCCGATGAAGTCACTATCGCCATAATCAGCTGAACCAGCGTCGGGGTCGTATTGCCAAATATCTGCAATGATTCCACTTTGCATTTTGGTCATCATATCTAAATCTAATGCTGGAACACTTAAACTCCAATTTTGATATTTTCTTTCATCAGATATTTCAGTGGCTAATAATTCAAAAAGTTTAAATCTATTAATGTTGGTTGAAGTTGATATTTCAGTATCATAATTTTCAATTGCACAATAAACATATTGTATTAACGCAAAACTGTCATATTGTAATCTTGAATTAAAGTTTAAAAGTTTTAAATATTGTTTTAATAAATCATCACCACTATTTAACTCACCATTTTCATATCTTTCAATAACATCATGTAAATCATTTTCTTCATATGAATCTTTGAGTTCTTCAACAATAAAAACTTCTTTATCTGTTAAAGTTGGTCTAATACTTATTCCATTACTTTCAACCAAATTTAACAATGATATTGGTTTTGGTTTGTTTTCTGTTTTAACAACTCTAAATGTGTCTGACTCAGTGATTATATCAAATTTTTTTGTAAACATATCACCTACAACCCAATGATTGTCTTTCTTGGAAATCAACTTAAACACACGAGAACCCTTTGACTCTGAAAAGACAACGTCATTTTTTTTAAGATTATTAAAACTCATATTCAATAAATATTTGATTATGTGAAAAGTTTGTTATATCTTTGTGGTATGAAAGATTATACAATTGATGATATTATAAATTCAAAGGTTGAACACCCTTTGGGTGGTTATCAATCAAGATTTAAAGTTGGTGAATATGAAGTATCTATTGTTGGTGGCAGACAAACAAATCATGGTGATTTCATTAATACTTTTGAACTTGCAATCTTTGATAAAAATAACAATTTTGTTACCAAAAACTTGGTAGCATCTGCAGAACATGACGTGGTTAGTTGGTTAGATAAAGAGGAACTGATAGATATTATCAATCAAATTCCTTAAAGTTTCTTGTTACTTCAAAAAACAAGTGGTGGAGTGATTGACTGATTTTCGGTTAATCCCAAAAATAAAGGTGGACATTGTTCACCTTTTTTTTATTATTATGTATATGAATAATGTTGATATTGTTTTGGATTATATAAAAACATTTTATCAGGTAACAGTTATTAAAGGGGATACAAACATGATAATGTTTCATGATTGTATTGAGATTAAAAATACATCACAGGTTCATTTTGTTGGAAGTGCTTTTGGTTTTGAAATATACTTGGTGTGGGATAAAGCTCAGATATATACAAACATTGACATATATAAGAAAGAAAGTTCTGAATCGGTTTCTGAGTTCGCTCGTAAGATTAAAAATGTTCAAACACATTCATTTTTAAAATACCTGTCTGAAAGTTTAAATAAGTTTGATAAACAAATTCAATTGCATTTAAGAGATGTCCCTGAAGAATTTCCTGGACTGTATGATGAGAATGAAATTATGGACAACTCAATGTATTTTGTTTGAAATTAAAAAAATTTATATATATACAAAAGTTATAATGATTATTTTCCTTACAAAATGGAAATTCCTGGTATTGAGTTTTGGGAAGGTGAAAAATGGGTTTCTAATAATATTTATAAATAAGCATGAAAGAAGGTAATTTAAAAGTTTTAAAA